TTTATAGTAATGAATATCTTCTTCAGTATAATGTTTTTTTAATTGTTTTTTATCAGATAACTTACATTCAATAGTTTCACATATATTACAAAAACCTCCAAGTATATGCATATATTTATTTAATGCTTCAATGTCTTCATCTTTTCTAGATTCTATACATGTCCATATTTTCCATAAATTATCTAAATCTTTTCTCATATCTTCTGATGATGAATATTGACTATGTATTAATATGCTTGAATCTTTATCTTCTTCAATATTATCTCCAATTACTTCTTTATCTTCATTTGAAAATAAATCTCTTTCTTGACTATATGGATTATTATATAATTCAACTAATTTATCAAAATCTTCTTGAACAATTGTAGGAGCAAATTTTAACTGGACAATTTCAGGAATATTATGACACTCATCACAAAATAATATATCATGAGGAGCAAACATAGGTTTTCCTGAAGAATCTCTATTAAAATTAGGATTATTCATCACAAATAAGAATAATTGATATGTCATAATAACAACCTTTGCTTTAAGAGCCTTTTTACGTGCTTTCACATAAGGACAACTTAATGCACAATTATATCCATATTCTACTCTTGTTGATTCATTAAATAAAGATGACCAAGATAATCCTGCCATTCTACAATCAGAATTCCTTATGTCTTCACCATTTAACTTACAAGTATAATTTCCTGTTTGACCTTTTATAGCAGCTATACCTGTATTTCTATGTTTATTTAAAAATGTCTCATATTGTTCCCAAAGAAATAAATCACTAACTAATATATATGATGTAATATCAAAATATTCTGCTAATACTCCTGCAGAAATCATATTTATAAGTGATTTACCTGATCCTGTTGGAGCTTGTACAATATAATTTTGATATTTATGATTAAGTATATTTTGAATGATTCTTACTATACACTCTTTTTGATGTTCTCTAAATTTGAATTTTGGGGAAATTCTTTTATATGCCCATTCTTCAACACAAAGGGTTATTCTTTCATTAGTATATTCCATAAAACAAAAAGTCACTATATTATATTTAATATAGTAACTTTTAACAATTTTTATTATTTATCTCTGTGTAGAATAACAGCTATTTCACTTAATATAGATGTTATCATTATGTATAAAAAGAATGTTGTCCATGGATATTCATTTATTACTTCATAAAACTCTCTCATAATTATTTATTAGATTTATTAGGTACGTTGTAAACGGTGTCAATTTTCTTTTCGCCACTATCCCAAGAATCCCAATATTCACCATTTTTTACAGTTACTTGATGTTGTCTGATGTGGAGAATATAAGTACCATAAGGATGTGACATGGCGAACTCATTTACTGTAATACGATCTTTACCTTTAACTGTCTTTTTATTATATTTCTCATCAACCCAACAATTAAACTCTTCAGTAAGTACTTTATCAGCAACATATTGGATCATAGAAGAATTCTCTTTAGCCACCTTTGTTGCAATGTCAAACGCCTTATCCCACGAAATATCAAATGCTGCACAATAAGATCTCAAAGTACAATCACCAATATTTCTAGATTTAGGATTAGGATTAAACTCATGCCAACGCTTATTACCTGCCATTAACTTTACACAAGTAAGTTCATTATCTTTAATAAATTTAATTACATATTCATAATCTTTATTAAAATCCATCTCTGGTTGACCATTTTCAAAATAAACCTTTACTTTTTCTTCATTAATTACTAATGTAGCTTTATTATCAAAATTCTTATCAACAAGTGAATATACAGCATTTTCGGAAAAATCAATTGCTGAATTTACATAAAAAGTTGTTTCTTTATTCATAATTAATTATTTATTTTTCATTGTTTTTATTTTATCATAAATTACACATAATGGCCAAAAAAATATTATAAAAAGTATTAATATAGAAACCATACCATTTTCTATAGTTCCATGTTTTTCTGCTTCCTTATATTCTACTTTATACCATTTATTCCAGTAATAATATTCACAATATAATCCAATTATAAAATATATTATTTCAATAATGATAAAAATATTCATATTATTCTTGATCTAAATATAATTTATTTTTTATAATATAATCTTTTATATATTCATTTGTATTATTAAGTACATCAGTATATCCATCTTTATATTGTTGTCTAATATAAGATGAATGAATATCACAAGTACTTTGAAGCTTGACAAAATTTACTTGCTTTTCATCCCATTCTATTTCTCTTTTAATATGTTTAATTTCTTCATCATTTTTTACAATTACAATAAACTTATTTTTGCAAAGCATAGTAATACCTTTATACCATTCTCCATTAATAAGTTCATCAATTGTCTCTGTTGTAATGATCCACCAAAAATCTGATGTGATCATATCATCTTCATTATTATGAAATCTTTTAAGTAAATCATAAGTATATTTAGGTTTTACTTGATTTTCAATATCATCTACTAAAACATTATTAATATTACCAAACATTAATAGACACATTTTATATCTATCAATAAATGGTGTTGATTTTGGTTTATTTGGATTTTGTTGTGCAGGAATAATATGTATTTTTTCAATATTACATCGTCTTATCACATCAGAATTCACAACAGACATAATTGCATCTTTATGACCTTGATGTGGAGGATCAAATGAACCAAGAAAAATTGCTCTACTCATAATTTTCTAAATAATACTCTTCTAATTCTTTATTTAACTCTCTTTTTAATTGCTTACGAACTTTATTTTGTCCGGCTTTACGAACATGACCAGCATTTTTCTCATACCTATTTCCATATGGTTTATTATATTCACTAGTATCATATCCTTTAACAGGATATAGTGTACCCTGTTTATAATTATACGGCATTGAATTTGTCAATAGTCTTCTACCTGTTGCCATTATTTTCTTTCAATTTATTAACTTCATTTTTCAAATAATCTATCTCATTTTTTGACCATTTACACCAAGCATACATAATACCAATAATTATAGTACCACTAAACCATTCAAACTCTACAAATTTGTTTTTACTAATAAATGCTGTAATTATAATTGTTGATACTATAAACCCAATAATAAAATCCCATAATATACTAAATATAATACTATTTCTTCCTTTCATAAAATTATAATAATTTTTTTATAAATAAGCTTAATTTGCATATTTTAATTTAAAACTTTTGCAATATTTATAAAATATTTCAATTAATCTACGTTTCCATTTCTTTGGTGCATAGAGCTCAATAGTCTTACGATGATTAAATGCCCACTTATAATTATCAATATCATCAATAGGAATCCATTTAACAGAATCTACTTCATTTTCTTCACCACCTTCACGTTTTACATATGTTGGTTTGATCTTACCAAGAAATGCTCGATGACGAATTGTCACATTACCATTATTACATTCCTCTGGCTCTGTTTCAACATGTACTACCTTTAAATCATCTAAATCAATCTGGAATCCACATTCTTCAAGAATCTCTCTAGCAATACCTTCTTTTGAATTCTCATATCTCTCAAGAAATCCACATACTGCATTCCAATGGTTTTGATAATCTGGTGTTCCTTCACCACGAAGATTAGCAAGAATTGAATACTTATCATCTACAATTGCATAAATAAATCCTGACACAGCTACAAATCGTCCACTAAATACTGTCTTAGGCTTACCTGTACATTTATATACTTCTTTCTTTGACTTGTTATTAACTAACTGTTCTACATCTTCAGGTAACCAAGCTTTCCAAGGAAAATTCTTACCATACTTCTCTAAATTCTCTTTATTAGGTCCTGTAAAAATCATATTATTTAAATATTTAATTTATATTAAAATAGTAATATTAAAATAGTATTTAACAAGAATAATTCAATAAAAAAAAGGAACTATATAAGTTCCTTTAAATATTATATTAAAATTAATCATCTAATTTATTTTACACCTGCTGCTGAAAGTAAATCTATAATCATAGAAGAATCATAACCTGCACTAACAGCCATTTTAGCTCCGGTAATAAGTGCTACACATGCAGCAATTTGTGCAGGATATTTTGCAGCATTTTCCATCCATTCCTTAGCCTTTTGACCAAATTCTTTACCAGAAGCAATTGCATTAGCATATACATTAGCTACAGTTGCTTCAAGTTGATCTTTTTTAATTTTAAATTTTTCAGCCATATCAGTAATAGTATCTTTACTTGCTGTTATTGCATTATCTACAGCAGCAATAGCATTTGTATAAACACCTTTAACCTTTTCCCATGTATCACCAGCTTTCTTTTTTGCTGTTTCAATAGCGGCTTTACCTGCATCAGTTAATTCATCAATTTTTTTATCTGCGTCTTGACCTAATTCTTCTGCTTTATCACCTTGTTTTTTTAACCAAGAACCTATTTTACTAAAAATACCTTCATTAATCATGTTCGTTTCTGAATCGAACATTTTATCAAATATTTTTTCATAAATATCTTGTAATGTAATATTTTCATCTAATTCTAATGCAGATTCAAATAATAATGATTGTATTTCACTAGATTCATTAATATAATTGTTTAATGTTTTCATTTATTATTTATATATATATTTAATAAAAATAATATTTTATAAAAAATATTATAATATTTTATAAAAAATATTTTTCTCTTGGAATTACAATTGGCAAGCCTTTACGTTTATATTCTGTACGTTTTACTCGACCAATAACTTCATTAATTGTATCATGAATTACACATCCATTATCTTCAATATTTGGATATTTCTCATGAAGTTGTTCCAAATGTTTTTTCTGTAAATCTTCTGATAATGTACTAATATTTAAATATGTCTGAATAATATCATCTACTTTCTTATAAGCATCAATATTATTTTCATGAGCAAATGCAGGAGCAATCTGTCCCATATCACCAAGATCATTCACACCATTACCATCAGTTGGAATAATGCCAATTGCTGCTCGAAGAGCCATTTGAATATATCCATCATCACTTGGATCTGGAAGCTTATAATACTCTCTCAAAAGATAATTTGCAAGTTCATATATTTCATGTTTCCAAAGTCCACCAATTGGATTGAAGTCACAGACATCTCCATGAATTGTAAAAAAACCAAGATAATGTTCAGTAAGATTATCGGTGTCCATAACAAGACCTTTGAAATAATTTGCCTCATTATATAGATAAATCATACGAAGACGTGCTTTAATATTACCTTGTCCAATTGTTGTCATAAGATGTTTTTGAGAACAAGTAGCTCTCATAAGCATATATTCCTTTTGAAGATTCTCTGTCCAATATTGACCCTCTTTACAAAATGCCTTCATACAAGCGGTTGCAGAATTATTTTCATCAACACTATTTGATGTACATGGAAGACTTATTCCATAAAATTTCAACTCTGGATTTCTTTTTTCTACCTCATGACAAATAGCTGCTGTAACTGTAGAATCCAAACCACCAGAAATTCCAAGAATCATCGCCCAGAGATTATTGTTTTCTAAATACTTCTGGGTCTCTTGTACCATTGTTTCAAAAACTTTTGCGTAATCCATATATTAATGATTTATAATTTAATAATTTCACCAGTTGACCAATCTGTCTCTACAACATTTGGAAATCTTTCAGTATGCATTGTAGAAAATGTAAATAATGCTTTACCAGCTTCAATATCCGCAGAGTCATCAAACCAAGGACAATTAGGCTTGAACTTAACATATCTAAAAGCCATATTTCCTACAGGTTTCCCATCCTTTTCAATTTCTTCTTTAACAAGAGCTTCAATAACGGCCCGCATATGATCCTTTGTAGAAAAGATCCCAACAAGCATTTCACGTCTTATAAGAGCATACATAATTTATAAATTAAAATTCAACCTCTTTCCAACCGTAAGAATCACAATAATATTTTTTGCCATTCAACACAACAATATCACTAACAGAGAGACTATGTCCTTTATAATCTTCAGGATGATTAACATTCAGTAAAGTAAAGATCTCTTCAAGAATTTTAAATTCATTAATCTTGTTAGTTTCAATTTCACCCTCATATGTATTCTCATAATACTCAGGATGAACATAGTCAATACAATCTAACGACCGATAAGCATATTTACGGAAAATATTTTCCTCTGCCTCAGTACGTGGGAATGGAATTTGTAAAATTGTATATTTCATATATTTTTATTATTTACATATATAAAATAGAAATTGTCCTTAAAAATTCAATTTTAAGGACAACTTTTTTATTTATTTACTGCTTGTATTTCTGATATACTGTTTACTATTAAATCAGGTTTGCCAATAAATTCATTTAGTATTTTACAATTTGTATATGACATTGCAGATCTTAAATAACTTACCATATTTTCAACCCAACCAGACAATGTATATTTTACTGGTAACCATTTTGTAATTCCTTCGGCTGTTTTTGTTTTTTTGCCGGATATTGATTTCTGACCATCTGCAGAAGCCATACCAAAAAACTTAACATCAATTTTACCAATAAATTTTTGTTCTTTAAGTTCTTTTAATTTATTTTCATGTTCAAGAACAGCTAATTTATATTCAGAACTATCTTTTGTATATTGACCTTTTAATATAGCATCATTAACATCATCTAATTTATTTTTCCAAGGTTGTATATTTTCATTAATAAATTCATCAGTATAATATCCCTTAATATTTCCATTTTGATCTACACTAAAATCTTTATATTTATCTAATGTGTATGCAAAAGATATTTTTTGGTCAGAATTTCTAGTTTTTTCTCCTGCTGATTCAATACATTGTGCAAATAAACTACCAATCATCACATAATCTGCACCTAATGCTAATGCTTTAATCACATGATCATAATTTCTTATTCCACCATCTGCAATAATCTTTGGTAATTCATAATTATATTTTGGTAAATCTTCATAAGCATTTTCTCTTAACATTTCACTTTTAAGATTTTGTTTTACTTGATAACATTCATCAATAAGACTTGCTTGTGGATAATGAGCGCTCACATTTGATGAAGTTATACATCCTGAGCCCGAGCCGATTCCCACCCGAATATAATCAATAGCACACTTTCTATTTCCTTTCTTATCTAAATATGTTGCATTTTCACAAATCCATTTATATGTTTTTGGATTTGCAATATTACCTGTCATGATAGTTAGTTTATAATCTCCTGCATCTGCATTTTTCTTAGCAATAATACATTTATCATATAAAGATTTCATATGTCCATTAGCAATATCCACACAAATAAAATAATGAGTCCTAAAATCATCAATCCTATCAAGATAATTGTTAATGAATAAATCTTCAAATTCTTTCATTGATAAAGCTATCCATTGTTGATTATTCATTTCTTGTTTACGAATCTCAATATCAATATTTCTTGGTATTATAGGAATTATTCCATTATTATAAAAACTATCAATATTTTGATCACTTACAACACTAGCCATAGGTGCAGTAAATATTGGTAAAAAATGTTTTTTAACAAATGGATTACATTCTGAACGTGAAGAAATATTTGATATCTCTGCAGGTATTAATGTTAAATCATTATAAGAATATCCTTTTATATTTTGTATCATCCTCTATGTAAATCTATTTAAATTTAATTAATCAATCATAATATCTCCAACAATCATGTTCCGTATTTAATATATAATCAAAATGTTCAAATAATTCTTCTTCTGAATTAAAAGGATCCATTTGATCATATCCATCACAAACTATACAACAATAATTATCTTCTTCTGTTTCTAAATCTTTATAACAAAATCCTAATTTTATTTTTGTACCTTTTATAAAATATTCTTGATAATTATCTACTTTCAAATCATCATAATATTCTGGCCACTTACCAGGTATTTTTTCAATTATTTTACTTATCTTATTTTTCATATTACCAATTATCTGTGTTTGTTATATCAAATGAAAAATCTTTTGTCTTTACATTAATAATATGACCAAGTCCAGTTCCCATAAAACCAACCTCTAATTGTTCACCTTTATCTATTATATATTCATTCCATATCTCATTAAACCTATAGAATTCTACTTTATCAAATGATGGTCCATATTTACAATAATCTTCATAATCTTTTTGAAATTTATCTTTTGGAATATCTAATTCTATATAAGTATCTTCTAATTTCTCTTCTATATCACATCCATGACATCTAATAAATTTATCCATTATATCCCATTTATCATTTGTCTTATATATTATAGAAGTTCCACCACCAATTGTACCAAACTTATGTTTACCAGTTTCTTTATCTATTCTACAATCTTTATGGTCTTTTAAAAACTTAAGATAATGTTTATATTGATTTTTTGTTAATTTAAACATATTTTTATTATATGGATAAGCTTCCTCTAAATCATCATCTTTATATTGATCTATAGTTGTTTTGTTGATATAATCATATTTAGTTCTTTCACACATAGTTTATTCAAATTGTATTGTTAATGAATCATTTCTCTTTTTAATATTTACATTATTTTCTTCTTGTGGTAATAAATAAGAGAATAACTGATCTCTCATCTGATTAGTATTTTCCTGCTTACGCATAAACCTATCATTAGATTGATCTAACTCGCTATAATTAAAATAGTCAAATTCTTTATGAATTATATTTGGTAACTCATTAATAATATCTTCTAATTTAACCTTTTCATTATGTTCAAATTCTGGAACAATTTCTTCTTCAACTTCCTCTTCATTATTATCTTCTTTCATATCATCCATAAGTTGTTGTAAAAAGAATGTTTGTGTATTCCAATCACCATAGATATTATTTAATTGTTGTTTTGTTTTCCAAATTAATTCAAATGGTTGAATTGTAACAATTCCATTTTTTGGTTTTGAATGTATAATGATTATATCCCAATATTCTTTTACTAATTCAAACATTGTCTCTGCATATTGCAAGTCATCAACAATAACATTCTTGATTGAATTACACCATTTACAAGTCCATTCAGCTAAGAAAACTTCTATTTCTCTCTTAGATATTTGTGGATTTTCTTTTGCCCATTTTTGTGAATCTTTTATAAATCTTAAAACTGGAAAATCAAGTCTTTTCTTTTTTCTTGATGACTCAATACTTACAAACCTTTGTATTCTTCTAAGTTTAGTAAAGTTAAGTCTATTATTCTTATAATCTATACAATACTCATATATATCTGAAATAGTTTCACAATCATAATGTTTATAAAGACTTAATATAATTGGTATATGTTTTTCCAATATCTCAATATCTTCAACATATAAGTCATTTTCTTGTCTTAACTTAACATTTTCATCATCTTTGTCTTTAAATACAGAATAATTACCCCTAAGTAATTCCCTATACATATCTATATTACCATCTGTTATATGATTTAATAATGTCCTAACTTTAATTGTATCTTGATTGAATTTAATATTCCTACATGCTTTTAAAAATTCATTTACATCTTCTTTAATTCCTTCATCAACTTCCTTATCACTAGTTATACATTTTACATCATATCCATAATAACGCATTCCTTCCATCATCACATCTAATTGTTTTGAATAATCAGAATAACGCTCTTCAAATATTTTCAATTTATATGTTGTCTCATCAATATAATATTTGCAATCATTCTCATCATATTTAAGATATTTATTTGCACTTAATAATGAACTAATCAATGGGTTATATTTTGATTCTTCCTCATTACGTTCCAACATATCATTACATGTCTTTACTAAGTCTCTTGCAAACATCAAGTCCTTTTGATTAAAATTCAAATCTAATGGTTGTGTATAATAGTAGTTAATTGATGATCCATTATTATCATGTAATGGTAAATATATCTTAATATATAAATCATTATTTCTTAACCTATTAGCAAACTGCTCAATATCTTGTGGAATCCATGTCTCATTAAAATATACTGAAAAAGGTAACCTATCACATATGTCTACACCTACCGAAAGATATGTTGAACAAAATACTATATCATTATCTCCTACTGTTTTATTCACATTTATATTATCCATTGACTCTTCTCCGTATTGTGACTTCTTATAATAAAATGCTTTAATAGGTCTTGTGTAGTTTCTCTCATTCAATATCTTGTTAATGATACCAATAACTTGATCAAAATAAAGATTACCATTATTTGTTGGAAACAATATCTTCCTATTTTCTTGAATATCTGTTGCCATTGAATTACACATATCAAGCAATTGTTCTGTTGATGAAGGAACTAAATTAACAATACATTCTTTAATACGAATATCTTCTTTTTTTACTTTAATATGTTTAATGTTTGGAAAGAAAAGCATTTCTCCCGTTGGTGTACCCGTCATCATGATGATTTTTGCTTTACAATTTGCTAGACGTTGGATTGTTGGACCCATTACGTCTCTATAAGAACTCGTAAACAAAAGATGTGACTCATCAATAACAATATATTCGAATTTTGCAGTATCTAATTCAAATACATTCAATCTTGAAAACTTATCAATAGTCATACTCATATTTTGGTTACCAAGAATATCAACTAATGTTGGTCTCTTGTTACCATAATAATATAACCAATCTGAAGTCTTCTCATCAGCTTCAACCTTTGCTTTAATGGTTGATGTAAATGGTAAAATCAATAATGTTTTCGCTTTTAATGACTTGATCATCTCTGTCTTGCCATATCCTGCACCAGCTTCTAAAAGTGTGATATGATCCAAATTCCTTATAATATCATCTTTAATATCACTTAAATATTGATCTTTACGAAGATATAATATTGTTTGTTTTGACTTACTATTTAATATTTGTATTGGATCTGTCTTTGTTGAAGCATTTGTTATCTCTTCTTTAAGCTCTTCAATTTTATCATCTTCATTATCATCTTTAACTTTAATATTAAATCCATGATATGTATTTAATTCTTTGACGGCCCATACACTTATTGGTTTATTATGTATTGCTGCTGTCTTAATATCTCCTTTTAATTCTCGAGGACTAGTATCTTTACATATATTTACTAAAATATTAAATGCTTTTTGTTCACCAAAGATAGATGTCAAAGTATTTGCTAATTGCCAACGTTGAGCATGTTTATAATGTTTCTTTCCTTTTGATTTAGATATGTCATATTCATTAACGTTATCAATATTAGATATCTCTATATTTTGTTTCTTATTAAAATCATCATTAATAAACCATTCAAGTTTTGAAAATATTTTTACTAAATCAGGATGACTAATCCAATTAATACTTTCTATTCCTGTATTGAATGCACCTTCAAAATTCACATCTAAACGCACATCATTAAAATTAGTACTCATCATAGCATCATCTGATGATATAAAAATACCCTGTTGTGGTTTAGCCATGGCCATATCCATATATTCAAATATATTCTCTTTAGTATATCCGTATTTTTCCATATACTTAGATAATATAATATAAACATATGAATATTTATGTCTAAAGTTACAAAGATATTCTACTTTACGATTTTTAAATTCAACAGATATTGGTGTAATCTTTGTCCAAATATGCAATGATTTCCTTGAAGCAGATTTACATATACCAATAAACCAATGAAATTTACTTAACTCATCAAACAAGTCATATTTAAGTCCATTAGCTATTTTCTCATCTTTAATATCAAGGTCAATAATTTGTAAACCATTCCATATTTGAAATGACACATCGCCGATAGGACGATTATTTGAAGAAGTTGAATATACTACTTTACGGTTAGTTTTCTCTACTTTAGAATATTCTTCATCATACAACAAATCATAAATTTGTTTCCAATTCCAAACAATACCTGCCTTTTCATAAATACTATTCAATACCAAACATTCTATCATCTGTAATTGATCTTCAAAGAATGCTTGTTGCTCTTCTGCAGTACATTTGGAATATAATATATTAGAATATTTATTTAGTTCTATATTACTTTCAATTTCATTATAATCTTTACTAATACAACTAAATGATTCAAGAATATCTGTTAATGATTGTTTTTCCTTATTCTTATATATCTCATTTATTTGTTTGATTCTATTAAAATTATTTAACATTCATTAGTAAATATATTTTTTATTAATTTAATATAGATTAACATTTGTTTAAATTTCATATTTATTTTTAAATAAATTAAAACTTACGTATAATTAAATATAAAATTTTAATATGAATAATTGTACTACAAATCAAATTAATAATGTCAATATTCAACAAACTGAGAATAATTCTGCCCAATCAATGGAAGAATTCTTAAAAGCTAAACAACTTCAGGAAGATCAAGTTGATTATCAATTTATACAAAGAATTATTCAGGAATTGACTCAATCTTGTGCCTTACCATTGCCAATACCAGCAAGTGCTATTCCACCACTTATCATACAAGCTGCTCAATGGTTCTGGCAAAATTGTGATTTTTGTAATGAAGAGCGATATTTTGTCATTCGCAATCAAGATTTTTGTAGAAAATGTTATAATAAAATAGTTAAATTACCACCACAAATTATATCAGTGTTTGGTGTTTATAAAGTGAATCCAAACTATTACTATGGACAAATGGGAGACTTCTCACTTGAACGTTTGGTAATTAATAATACTATATTGGCTTCTGGAGCCGGAGGAAGTTTAACAGATACTTATGGAAATGGTTCTGGTTATAATCTTACTGATATGATGGCTGGTCTTTATGAAATTCAAACTTTTAAAGCAATGTTTGATACTCCATTAACATATAATTATAATGAGTTTTCAAATGATTTAGTTATATTGGGTGATTTAGGTCCTTCTGATATTGTTATCCAAACATTTGTAAGATGTAAGATTCAAGATTTATATAAGAATTATTACTTCTTTAGATTATGTGTTTGTTTTGGATTACGCAGTATGGCAACAATAATGGGAGCATTCACATTTAGATTACCAGGTGGAAGTGAGATAAATTATCAAGTATTTAGAGACATGGCTAATGAAGAAATCCAGAAAATTGAAGAATGGGTACAAAAGAATCATTCAGCTGACTATTTCTTTAACAGTAATACAGTTTAAGAAAATTTTCAATATTTCTTTAACAGTAACACAGTATAAAAAGGGAGCCTCAGGGCTCCCTTTCATTTTTAATCATCTATTTGTATATATGGGAATGATGCCCATATAGTTGTTTTTCCTAATTCATGTGCATGACCAGCAACGTGTATTTCCCAAACATAATTACGTCCTGATTCTGTTGTTGTCCATAATGCTGTATTTGCACCATAATTATTTCGTATATCTAATGATGTCAATAAGTCTGGTTTACAATATTGAGGATATTTACTAGCTATTTCTGCAAATAGATCCGTTAATCGTTTAGCATTATAACTTAAGAAGAATACTTCTGCAAATGAAGGTACATACCAATCACCTTGATTAGTTGTCTTTGTATGATATCTCCATGCACAAGCAGCCATTGGTGAGAAATTACTATATCTTTCATTTGGAATTATTCCAGCAGTTTTCCAACCATTGAATTCTTCATCAAATGCTTCTATGATATTAAGTGTATTTGTATGTCCATCCCAATCTGAAGCCGCACATGTTTCATCCAATACATCCCAATTCAAAGTGTCATCATCATTCAACATATTAATATTAACATATGTTGCCTTTGTAATAGGTTGTGATGGATCATACCAGAATCCTCTTCTTCCTCTAGAATCTGCAGGATATTTCCAATTTCCTTCACTATCAACCAAATTAGTTAATGGATAGTCTGTTTGAGGATATCCCATTGTTATTTTTTGCGTATGTGTTGCATCACTATAACAAATCTTATCAAAGTTTTTCAATGTTGGTATATCAATTCCATAGAATCCAAAATAAGGAATATCTGCTGATAATTGTTTTCCACTTCCGGCCCAACCATTATCAGGATTTGAAACAGAAAGATTTTTTAATCCAATATAAATAGATTTATTTTGTTGAGGACCATAATAGTATTTATTCATTATCTTAATACCAATTGGAATATATCCTAAATCTGATTCCAATATTTCTTTTGTTGTCTTTCTTCTGCCATCTGTTGTCTCATATAAAATAGAGAAATCAGAAATAGTATCATTAATATCAAATGTTTCTTCTTCAACAATAGGTTCAATAATTTCAGGATATTTAATATCTTGATATTCATCTAATATTCTATATTGAGCAATTGCTTGGTGTTCTTTATTATTCAATCCATTTATTGTATAATTTAATATGACATTATAATAACCTACCGTATAAAGATTATCAATGTTATTATTAGGAATTATTGTCAAACTAGTATTTGATACAATTTTAAATATCGAATTAACATCATAAATCTTATTAATACTCCATTTATTATTCAAATCAATATTGAATTGATAATCATTATTGTTAACACCAACTATAAGTATATCATCTTTATTAAATTGATTATAACCACGTGATTGTATAATATTCATTCTATTAACTAAGAACTTATCTGTAGAATAATTAGAATAAGCAATTTTATAATTATTAATCTCATAAGATGTTGTA